GCAACCGGTAATGCCACAGTGAGAGCATACGACAATGCCACAGTGAGAGCATACGACAATGCCACTGTGAGAGCAACCGGTAATGCCACAGTGAGAGCATACGGCAATGCCACAGTGGAAGCAACCGGTAATGCCACAGTGAGAGCATACGACAATGCCACAGTGGAAGCAACCGGTAATGCCACAGTGAGAGCATACGACAATGCCACTGTGAGAGCAACCGGTAATGCCTATATTTATTCTTATTACATTATCGAATGTAAACTAAAAGACAATGCCGTTTACCGATTAATTTCTGAAAACAAAATCTTCTATCCGGAAGAAACGGCAATTAACATCGAAAAGCAAACAACCCATTAAAAACACGAACAAATGACTTACTACGAAGTAAAAGCCCGTCTTACCCAAACACAAGAAAACGGCATGGAAAAACGGGTGAACGAACTATACCTTTTCAATGCCCAGTCATTCACCGAAGCCGAATCACGAGCCTTTGACGAATTACGGCCGTACTCCGAAAAAATAGACATCGTAGCCATAAAGCGGTGCGCCTATTGCGAAATGTTCCTTAGCCCAAAAGCGGAAGCCGACAAATGGTACAAATGCAAAGTCAATTTCATTTCATTGGACGAAAATAGCGGAATAGAGAAAAAGACCGCCCAATATATGATCGTGCGGGCAACAGACATCGACGATGCGAAAGCCACCTTGAATGACGGTATGAAAGGGACAATGACCGATTATCAAGTCGAAGCCATTACAGAAACAAAAATCATGGACGTATATATTAATTAAACAGTGATACAATGACACTATTATCCAACATTTCAATTCTCGTCCTCATACTCGCCGTCATCGCCATATCCATGCTCTACGCCCGACTGTTGAAACGCTGTATGAAAGAAATAGAAGAACGAGAAAAAGAAATCGCCGGTCTGGTCGACAAAATAAGGGCTATGCAGGTGGCAGGAAACAAGACTTCCACCACTCCGAAGAAAACCCGTAAAACAAGTACCGGAAAATGAAACCGCGCATCAAAGCCTCGACACTGCGGGAGGTAATCACTCTGATAGATGAACGCATCAGCTCGATACCTCCTACGGGCTCCCGAAATCTCGACAAAATAAGGATATGGAAAAAGAGAAGAAAAGAAATAGCCGCTGTGATTTCATACCGCAAGGCACAGACATCTATGTCGGAATCGACCCCGACGCCACAAAAAACGGTGTAGCCCGTGTGCAGAAAAGTACACGGCAAGCCGCTTGTTACAGCACTACATTCCCCGAGCTTGTCGAATATCTTCGTTGGTTGGCCCATTACGGCAAGAACTATATCGTCATTATCGAGGCCGGTTGGCTCAACAAGTCGAACTGGCATCTTTCCCGCAAAGACACAAAAGCAGTCGCAGCAGCAAAAGGAAACAGCGCGGGACGCAACCACGAGACAGGACGAAAGATAGCGGAGATATGCCAATATTATAATATTCCGCACATGCTTGTCCGTCCTCTCAAAAAAATGTGGAAAGGGCGGGACGGGAAAATTACCCGGGAAGAAATTGCCGCGTTTACCGGCATTACCGGACGCAACAACCAAGAAGAAAGAGACGCGCTACTGCTGGCATGGGAATATGCAGGACTGCCCGTCAGAAAGACTTCGTAGCCATGCAAGAAACCATTATCGAGACCATACGCCGCATCACCGCCGACAAGCGGCAGCGGGGCATCTTTCCCGCCGTCGCCACCCGTGCCGAGATCATGGCCGAGGTACAGAAAAAAGTCTCCGGCGAACTCAGCCGGCTCTACAAGCAAGGAATCATCGATTATACCGAAACCCTCAACAGCTGCGCTTTTCGGTTGAGATCATAAATCGAAAACACAGACAAGACCATAAACATGAGAGAAAGTATTATTTTCTATCGCAGCTTTTACGAGGCAATAAAAGACTTGAAGACAGACATTCAGGGAGAGATTTACACGGCCATAATGGAGTATGGTCTATACGGTAAAGAAACTGAAAATCTGGGTCCTATTGCTCGCAGCATATTTACATTGGTAAAGCCTCAGATAGACAAGAATATAAAGCGTTATGAAAACGGTTGTAGGGGTGGACGTCCAAACCGAAATAAACCCGAACAAGAACCAAACAATAACCAAAATAAATCCGAACAAGAACCTAAGGAAAAGGATAATGTAAATGATAATAACAATATCCCCCCTATAATCCCCCCTGCGGGGGAAAAAGAAGGTGAAGAAAAAAACAAAAGAAAAAGGGCGAGACCGCCTATCGATACCGGCTTCATAGATGCCCCGTTTCGGGAAGTAATGAACAAATGGCTCGAATACAAACGGGCACGCGGGCAAACCTACAAGTCCGAGGCATCCATTAAAACCTGTTACAAAAAGCTGTTGGAGATGAGCGGGGACGACCCGGTCAAAGCCGAAGCAATCGTTGAAAACAGCATCGCAAACAATTACGCCGGATTGTTCCCGATCAAAAACACATATCCCCATGACACAGATAAACCAGTTGCTTCCGCAAGCCTTACCGAAGAAGAGCGGGAACGAAGTTTCCTCGAACACATCAACCGAAAGCTGGGCAATATCCCTTAGAGAGCGGTACGGCACACCCGGCCAGTTCCTCACACTTTTCAATCCCGGGAAACAGGCACTGTATTGCAGGGACAGAGACCGCTGCTTCGATTCCGAAGCCCCGTCGCTCAACCGGGTGCAGGCGGCATATTCCCGGGAAATAGCCGAGAGTTGGGTCGAAGCACAGATATTCGACCTCACCCGTTATACCGGCATCAAGGAAAAGCCCTCAAACGAGCACATAGAATCCTGCGCTTCCGTCATCGTGCAAGAGTACGGTTACCTCAAAATCTCCGAAATCATGCTCTTTTTCCACCGGTTCAAAGCCGGCATGTTCGGGCGGTTTTACGGTACTTACGACAACCTCGTTCTTATGGATTCCCTCCGGCAATTCGTCGATTACCGCAACAAAGAACTGCGGCGCATCGGGGAGGAGAAAGCACGCGCCACCCGGGAAGAAGAATACCGCCGTAGAGAACAAGAAGCCGTCTCTTACCAAGAGTGGAAACAGATGTCCGAAAAAATCAACCGAAAATAAAATACGACAATGAAAGTGATAGTAACATTCAGCGGCGGCAAAGACAGCCTCGCATCGCTGCTTTGGGCACGCAACAATCTCACGAAAAATTTCATCACCGTCTTTTGCGACACAGGCTGGGAACACCCGCTTACCTACAAATACATCGAAGAAATACGCGACCGGCTCGGCTTGAACCTCGTCATGCTTAAATCCAAAAAGTTTGACGGCATGGTGGACTTGGCAAGAAAGAAAACCCGCTGGCCGTCTTCACAACGACGGTTCTGCACATCGGAGTTGAAAACAATCCCCATGATTGACTACATACTCGACGAAGTAGACGATGACATTCTGATGATACAGGGCATACGCGCGGCAGAGAGTGCCAAACGGGCAGAGATGAGTAAGCAATGTACCTATTTCAAATATTACGTGCAGCCCTACGGCAAGGACAAGAACGGCAAGGACAAATACCATACCTACCGTCGTAAAGACGTGTTGGCATTCCGGGCAAACCATGCCGACGACCTTTTGCGCCCCGTGTTCGACTGGTCGGCCGGGCAAGTGATAGACTATATCCTTGAAAACGGTTTGCAGCCCAACCCGCTCTACCGCATGGGTTACAAGCGCGTAGGGTGCTACCCGTGCATCATGGCATCGCAGCAAGACATCTACAACATCAGCGTCCAAGACCCGGAACGCATAAGTTATATAGCGGATCTCGAACAACAGCTGTCGAGCAGTTTTTGGGGCCCCAACAAAATATCGCCCAAATACTATAAAGGCGAATATCCGCAGATAGGCGATGTCGTTCGCTATGTACAAGCGAAACGCGCAAAAGGAACGCTATTCGACGACAACGATGTCGCCACAAGCTGCATGAGTTACTATGGCCTTTGCGAATAACGGCATCAAACACCACACTCCCATGAAAACGAATGAAATCATAAACTCCGATGTTATCGACGCACTCAAAGGACTTCCCGATAACTCAATAGACTGCTGTGTTGCATCTCCACCCTACTTCGGACTTCGCGATTACGGAGTAGAAGGGCAGATAGGCCTTGAAAAAACTCCCGAAGAATACATTGCCAAGCTGACCGAAGTATTCAGACATGTCCGCAGAATACTCAAACCCGAAGGCACATTGTGGCTGAATATCGGAGATTCGTATAACGGTTATAAAGGAAATTCCAAAAGAGAATATTGCGGCAGCGACTATGCAGGTTTCAGAAACCAACCGACCAGACCGGCCAATTTCGGACTTGAATGTAAGGGACTCAAAGAAAAAGACCTTATCGGTATTCCGTGGCTGCTGGCATTCGCTCTACGTTCCGAAGGCTGGTATCTAAGACAGGACATTATCTGGCACAAACCCTCCGTAATGCCCGAAAGCGTAAAGGACAGATGCACCAAATCGCACGAATACATCTTCCTGCTGAGCAAAAGCAAACGGTATTATTTCGACTGCCGTTCCATAGCGGAGCCGGCCTCCACGTTCGACAATATCGTCCGAGACCGCAAAACAACCAAGCTGAACAACACGCCCGGTCGTACTCCCATGAAAGGATTGCTCCGGAACAATTATACGACGAAAAACAAACGATCCGTTTGGACGATCTCTGCCAAGCCGTTCAAAGGTGCGCACTTCGCCGTCTTCCCCGAACAACTTGTCGAACCCTGCATCAAAGCCGGCTGCCCCGAAGACGGAATCGTACTTGACCCGTTCATGGGAAGCGGAACGACTGCTGTCGTGGCAAGGAAACTCGGAAGAAATTTCATCGGAACGGAACTGAATCCCCGTTTTGTGGAATTGGCAAAAGAGCGTCTGAAAAAAGAACTCGGACTTTTCATTTAAAATCACCCTCCCATGAATAGTACTTCAGGTCGCATACGAGATATTCAAAGCAATCATTCAAAACGAATAAAAAACACAAAACATGGACGAATTTATATGTCATATATGACCAGAAAGATATATGCTTATATAGCAGAAATCAAATCTGTGTTCAACCGTAAAGAAGATGGCAAATGGTATCTTTTCTATGACTGTATTTGGGACGATAACGGAATACCGAAAAGAGAAAGCGGCTGTATAAAAAAATTTGATACCGAAGATGAAGCATGTCGTTATAAAGTCGGAGATGTAATCGATGAAAGAGAGATTTCAGAAATATTCAAATAAATAAGATCATGACACAAGAACAAATAAAGAGGGCAGCAAACAGCTATATTGATGACTTTTTGTACAATCATATAGATTATACCGTAATCCATGACAATTATGAAACAGGAAAAAATAACGCGATCTGTGAATTTGGTCCGGATATTTTTAAAGCAGGCGCACAATGGCGCATCAATTCCGTGTGGCATGATGCAAGCGAACGCCCGGAAGTGAATAAAAGAGTACTTGTCGAATTTTTTAATAAGTACGGTAATTATGTCTATTATAGGTTGAAAGCCTTTAAACCTGCCCAACTAAAATATTGGGGTATTGAAATGGCATTCTTAGATAAAATAATCCGCTGGACGTACATCGAAGATTTATTACCCGCAGATAGCAAATAAAACAGGAAAGGAGACAAGAAATGAAACGAGAAATAAAATTCAGAGGAAAAGACCTTATCACAGGCAAATGGATTTATGGGGGATTCCATAAGCATATTGTTTTTACCCCGGCGATATATCCCAGTAAAGAAGAAGCACAGAAAGATATTGAAAAACATACCCACTATCTTATAATATCCGACACTTTTAGTGATTATTGTATGCAGCGCAATATCCAAGCAACAGAAGTTGCCCCCGAAACCGTAGGGCAGTTCACCGGATTGCATGACAAGAACGGCAAAGAGATTTACGAGGGCGATTTGATAAAAGCCCCAAGCGGACTTGTTTACACCGTCATTTTCGGAACGTGGGTACATGATGAGAAAAAAGAGTTCCCAAAGATAATCGACAAATACGAACATACGGGTTGGTGCATATCGTTAGACGGTAATACCCCTTGCGAGTTGCTTGATTCGGAAGTATACAGCGGAGTTATTACGGGCAACGTTCACGATAACCCCTCTCTGCTGAAAGTAAATTCAGCTGGAAACATCTAACCTACTAAGAACAATGGATAAAAAAGAAACTATACGAACCATTAGATCCTTTAAGAAGATTCTGAAAAAAGGTACATCACAAACAGTATGTAGATCCAGCTTTTGGGATATTCATGAAAAGCAATACACCATACATGAAATTGCCGCTCGCTTTTTACGGTTGAAAGGCTATGATGTACGAATCAAAATAGATGATAATACAGAGAATCCCTCTTATAGCTTCGGATACATACGGTTTTGTAGATATGTGAAAATCAGCTTTAACTAATAAATATCATTATGACAGAAATAAAAGTAACAGAAAAAGACCTTATAGGCGATATAGCAGGCTTCCCTATCGAGGTTGTCCGTAAAATGATCGAAGAGCAGGTGCGGCAAGGAAACAAAGCCGATGTGGGCGTGTTCCAAGAATGTGCCCACAAGGTCAAGAAAAGCGGGGGATTTGAGTGGAAAGAAACAGAATACGGTTTCGATTTTTGGAACATGGTCATTATAGGCAAAGAGTTCGATGCGTTCTTTGAGAAATACCCCAAACAAGAGACCACCGAGATGCAAGATGCAGAAAATACAGCCACACAAGCGTACAAAGAAATCGACTGGGAAGCTCGAAGATATGAGATAGCAAAATCCGCGATGAATGGAATACTTGCTTCGGCTGCCATGTATGGCGGCTGCCACCAATCATCATTTGAAGTTTCAAACATGGCAATATACTATGCCGATGCCCTTATAGCCGAGTTGAAGAAAGGAGGTGAACAATGATACGAGCAAGATTTTACATCAAGTTTAAAGACTGTGATTCTGATTTTCGACCTATTAAATGGCCTATAAAATATCCTTATTGGTGTACAGGACAAAATAGCGACTCTTTTGTGATTGTTGCTTATGCCGACAGCATCGAGCAGATAGAAGAATTGTGGCCTGAGGCTTACAATATAGAAGCAAATGAAGTTCAAGAAATAGTGTTTACAACGCGTTTTCAAAAGCCTGAATGGTATAAATAAATTAGCAATGACACGCCTCGACACCCTACGCGATAAATACGACCGCTACATTCGCATCGGGAACCATGTAAAAGCATTACAGGTCATGCAGGAAATCGGCCGCCTCTCCGCTTTGAGCGAAACCGAGCAGCAAGTAGCCGTTAGAGACTTGTTCGGCTCGTTCACCCCCGAAGAAAAACAAAAAGCCACCGACCTTTGTACCGGGGTCATGCTATATGCCGACCTCCTGCAATCCGCCGCCGTCGACCTGCAAGAAATCATACACCGGGCCGACCCCTCGGCACGGCTGCTTCTCATGGAGGACGTAAAGCAGATAGCCCGCCTCTCCAACAACATCGTCCGCAACGTCGACGCATTCCATGACGACGAGTTCTCCGCCACCTTCGGCGATCTGGCCGACCTCGTCGCCCTGAACGTCCGCAACATCATCTACACTGAGCGCGCAAAAGAAAAACGAAAAGCGATATGAAAAACATACAACTCATCAATGATCATTTTCAGAATTTCAAATCCTACGGTATACCAAAGGCGCAGCTTATCATCGCCGATCCACCCTATAATCTTGGAGTAAACGCCTATGCCAGCAACCCCTCATGGTATGTTGATGGGGATAACAAAAACGGAGAATCGGAAAAGGCGGGAAAAGAGTTTTTCGACACGGATAAGGATTTTCGCCCGGCTGAATTTATGCACTTTTGTTCGCAAATGCTTATAAAAGAGCCTAAACAGCCGGGGAAAGCCCCTTGCATGATAGTTTTTTGTGAGTTTGAACAACAATTCAAATACATAGAACTTGGCAAGCGATATGGATTTAACCATTATATCAATCTTGTGTTCCGAAAGAACTTTTCCGCACAAGTTCTGAAAGCGAACATGAAAATCGTTGGCAATTGCGAATATGGGGTGTTGTTGTACCGTGACAAACTCCCCAAGTTCAACAACGACTGGGCGATGATCTTTAACTGTTTCGACTTCCCCAGAGACCCCGCGACACCCAAGATACACCCATGCCAGAAACCCGTCCCCCTGCTTGCCCGTCTCATCGAGATATTCACCGACCCCTCAGATGTCGTCATCGACCCCTGCGCCGGTAGCGGAACAACCTTGCTTGCCGCCGCAAACTGCGGACGCCGGGCATACGGCTTCGAGATAAAAAAGGACTTCTACCAAAAAGCCACCGACATCGTCCTCAGTAGAATACAACACCGCATATTCATTTAATCCCGCCCCGACGGGCGACGGAAAACGAAAAAAATAATCACTATGAAAAAGATAATGTTCAACGATCATTACGGCTTGACGAGAGCCGTGTTACAAGGACTGAAAACACAAACAAGAAGAATTTATAAATTACCAAAAGAGTCATACGGAAGACTGGAAATAGAATCAAACAATATAATAACATTTGATTTTGACGGAAATGAACTAATAACCAAGCCGAAATATAAAATCGGCGAGATAGTAGCCGTAGCGCAAAGCTATCTTCAAATAGCATCAGAACTTGAAGATCCTCAAAATGCTTCTTGTGCGGAGCATTTTGAAAAAAACGTTGATATGGCAAGTTGGTATTGCTGTGCCGACCACCCCGGTTTTAAAAATAAAATGTTTGTGTCGCCAGAAGAAATGCCCCACCAAATCCGCATTACAAATGTACGCGTTGAAGAATTGCAAAACATAAGCGATGATGATTGTGAAAAAGAAGGCATTGAAAGACGAATATATAGGCATCCTCCGGAGGATTGGGTTGTAACATGTCCGACAAAACAGTTTGTGTTTAAAGGGAAAAATTTTGGCCATGACACAGGCGTAAATGAATATTGCTATAAGCATTTCCATACAGGACAGAAGGCATTTGCTTTTCTCATAGACAAAATATCCGGGAAAGGTACATGGGAGGATAATCCCTATGTTTTTGTCTACGATTTTGAACTTGTAAAATAAAACAAGACATGAAGAAGAAAAAAATACAAGAAATCTACAATGAAATAGCAGAATACGAGAATAAACGATTCAAAGAATATCAAACGGCTTTGGAGTACTTCAAAAACAATATTGATTATCCCTTTGACGAAATCGAAGAAGTATTAGAAGCCGACACATTGTGCCATATAGGCTATTGTGATATAGAAAGAGATCACCAATATAAAAGTTGGGAATATCCTACCCATGAATTTTATCGGCTGACAGAAGATTCTTTAAAAGAATACCCGTCTTTGAGATACAAGAGATTCATGCTTCAAGATAAAATGCCTTCCGGCTCGCACAATCTTGTTTGGCAAGAAACACTCTTTGAAGACTGTTATCACGGATATATATTGCTTCCGTTAAAAGACGGAAGATACTGGATTGTCGAATATGAATGCTGACTATTAAAAGTTCAAAAAATAATAAAACCATGTACGGATCACACAACACATTCACTGCATACCCCGTCCGCCGGTGGTATATGCACATTTTACAACCCTTCGCCCGCTGCCAGCGGACGACCATTGAACAACAAATAGCTTGTGGCGCACGCGCATTCGACCTGCGTGTACGCTTCGGCAAAGGAGGCATACTCATACCCTGCCACGGATTGGTCGAGTACAAGGCCGATGTTCCGGCCGTTGTGGCAAGGCTCGAAAATGCAGGGTGTTGCTACCGCATCATTCTCGAAAACGTCATGGGAGGCCGTAAGGTAGCCTCCGACGACCTCGATCGGCTCAAAGCAATATTCCTTACAAAAGAATTTCCGCATTGCCTCTATGTAAGCGACAAGCGGTCGTGGAATACCACATACAATATACATTGCAAGATACGCCTTGGTGAGCAGAACCGGCACGGCGGCACGGGCTGTATCATTCCCCGCCTTTGGGTCAGAAAATACAAATACTACAAAGCCCAGCACGCCGCAAACCTCGATACCGAGACCATTCACTACTATGATTTCGTAGACATAAAATAAAACCATGACAAAAGAGCAGTTCGAAAATATATTAAAGAGGAAAAATATTAAATGGGGCGAATTGGTTGAAATTATAATATTAAATCCCAATTATAAACGTTTCAGCAGAAGACCTAAAACAATATTGTTTTATGGAGCCCTTTCATACTACATCGATTCACAAATTGTTGGATTGTTTACGTCCATATTTATTGGATCTTTTGAAGATGTTTATGATGTATATTTTGATTTCAAAGATATAATAGGAATTAAGAAAGCAAATAGAGAGGGAAATAAAAAGTATGGTATATGAACACACTCATTAAATCGCAAATAGCACGATACGAGCGGGAAATCGGACAAATACTCTCGCATTACCCCCGCATCGCCGAAACACTATTCCCCAGAATCCTCGCCGACCGCCGTCGAAAAATATTAAAACTCAAAAATTTATCAAAGCAATAAACAAAGTGGCAATGAATATAAGTATTTTTCAAAATATATTGCTTTATCTATGAAATTCCATATATTTGCCATATAGATACGCGATAATGCGTATTTGAAACAACTATAAGAGCGCATTTGCGCAACATTCATTTCAAAGCCTTATCTGGGAATAACCCGGATAGGGCTTTTTGTATTTAATTTTTAATTATGTTTTATGGTAAAGAAAGTCAAATAACGGGGCTACCGCCGAATCCGCGTTTGATTAAAGACGAAAAGTTCGAGGCGTTGAAAAAGAGCCTGACCGATGACCCGGAGATGCTCGACCTCCGGGAGTTGATCATATATCCGAACCCGGACGAAAAAGGGACGTATGTCGTCATCGGCGGGAACATGCGCTACAATGCGGCCAAAGAATTGGGACTTTCGGAATTGCCCTGCAAGATTCTTCCCGAATCCACGCCGGTGGAGAAGATGCGCTCATTCATTATCAAGGATAACATCGCCTATGGGGAATGGGACATGGATCTGTTGTCGGAAGATTGGGACACGGAGGAATTGTCCGACTGGGGACTGGACCTACCCGATTACTGTTGGGACGATGACGATGAGGAGCAGGAATCCGACCCGGAGAATTATTCCCGTAAGATAGAAGCCCCGATATACGAGCCGAAAGGGGATTGCCCGTCCGTTATGGAATTGTACGACACGCGAAAGCGGGACGAACTCATTTCGGAAATCAACGCCCTCCGCCTTCCGAAAGAGGTGAAGGATTTCCTGACCCATGCGGCAGGCCGGCACACGGTATTCAACTATGAACGCATCGCCGACTATTACGCCCATTCCGATAAGCAGGTACAAGATTTAATGGAGAAGTCCGCTTTGGTTATCATCGACTTCGACAAGGCGATAGAAAACGGTTTTGTGAAAATGACCCGGGATTTGGCCGAATCCTATAAAATGGAGCAGGAAGATGATGAGGAATAATGATTTCGTGGTTTTTATCCTCACGCATGGTCGTGCAGACTGCGTGATAACCTACAATGCCCTCCGTAAAAGCGGCTATACGGGTCGCATCGTCCTTGTCATAGACAACGAGGACACACAGGCGCGAGAATATATCTCGCGTTACGGAGAGGAGAATGTACGTATATTCGACAAATCCGCCGTTTCGGAGACGTTCGACGAGGGAATGGCAGGCGACCGCCGGACGATCGTCTATGCCCGTAACGCCTGCTTCGGCATAGCGGAGGAATCGGGATTCCGTTATTTCATGGAGCTGGACGACGATTACGAATATTTCGCATGGCGTTTCGACGAAGAACTGAAATACCTTGTCTCGACCCCGAGGATAAAGAACCTTGACCGCTGTTTCGATATACTGCTGGACTATTACAAGGGCATACCGGCCAAATCGATAGCCATATCGCAAGGCGGGGACTTCATAGGCGGCTCCCAAAGCACCTCCTTGAAAAGCGTGAACATGAAGCGCAAGGCGATGAACACGTTTATCTGCGATGTACAACGCCCGTTCAAATTCCTCGGGCGAATCAACGAGGACGTGAACACCTATACCCGCAACACGAGCACGGGAGATCTGTTTTTTCAAACGAACCAGCTTTGTATCACGCAAAAGCAGACCCAATCCAATAGCGGCGGCATGACCGATGTCTATCTGGATTCGGGAACGTATGTTAAATCCTTTTTCTCGGTCATGGACATGCCTTCCTCCGTGAAGATAAGCACAATGGGGAATTGCTACAAGCGCATACACCATACCATACACTGGAAACACACCGCTCCCAAGATATTACGGGAGGAATGGAAAAAATAAGTCCGTTGGCCTATCATTTTGTCAGAAAATCGGGGCGGAAATGAGGGTATGCCAAGTGGACGGATAAAACAAAATGACAGCATTATGAGAAAAGAAGGCAGAAAAACGAAATACACACCGGAGTTGGTGAAGCGCATCTGCGGCCTTGTCGAAAAGGACACCTATACCGTATCCGAACTTTGCGAATCGGTCGGCATTTCGGAAACGACATTTTACGATTGGAAAGTCAAGTTTTCGGAGTTTTCGGACGCTATAAAAAAAGCGGAAGAAAGGCGGCTGGACAATTTCGTGGTGGAAGCGAAAAGAAGCCTGCTGAAAAAGATACAGGGCTACGAGGTGAAAGAGACGCATACTGTAACCATTCCGGGCAAAGAGAAGGACGAGGAAGGAAAACCCAAGCCGATTATCAAGGAGCAAAAGACGATCAAAAAACATATCCAGCCGGACACGGCGGCGATCATCTTCGCCCTTACCAACCTCGACCCGGAACACTGGAAAAACCGGCAGCAGCTCGACGGCAACATTCAGAGCGATGTGCGTTTTACCGGATTCCGGTCGGTATTGCCGAATGTCCCGGGTATAGAGGCTCTAACGAACAATGTCCGGGAACGAAGCCGGGAAAAGTTTCTGAACGAGGATAACGAGGATGAATAAGGTGAATTACGCCCAACTGCTGGCCTACCGCTACCTCTCCGACCCGAAGATAAAGGTAGTCGGTTACGGAGGTGCTGCTGGCGGCGGGAAAACGGGTCTCGGTTGCGAATGGCTCATGCGTTGCGGCTGGGCATTCCCGGGCACCCGTTGGTTCGTCGGGCGTAACAACATCAAGGACAGTAGGGAAAGCGTGTTGGTAACATTCGACAAAGTGGCCTCGTATCACGGGTTCAAGGAATACCGTTTCTCGAACGACGGCATCGACTTCCGGAACGGCTCGCGCGTCTCGTTCCTCGACCTGACCTATTACCCGTACAAAGATCCGATGTTCACCCGGTTGGGATCAAAGGAGTACACCGGCGGCTGGGTGGAGGAGGCGGGAGAAGTCCACCGTTTGGCCGTCGAGGTTTTGAAGACCCGTATCGGTCGGCACATGAACGACGTTTACCGGTTGGAGCCTAAACTACTGCTGACCTTCAACCCGGCGAAAGGTTATCTGTACGATACTTTCTACAAGCCCCACCGGGAGGGGCGTATGCCCGAAGATACGGCTTTCGTGCAGGCGTATGTCTATGATAACCCTTTCATTTCGCGGGCTTATGTCGAGATGCTCAAAAACCTCAAAGACCCGGTCTTGCGGAAACGGCTGTTGTTGGGAGAATGGGAATACGAGGACGACCCGTCGGCCTTGTGCGGTTACGATGCCATAACGGACCTTTTTACGAATGACTTCATAGAGCCGGAGGGTGCAAAGAGTTGTTCGGCAGACATCGCGGGGAAAGGGCATGACCGCTTTATCGCCTTGTCGGGTGTGGGTAATGTTTTCCGTGTGGCGATCGATGAGGTCTATTCCCCGGGCCGACAGGTGGAAATGCAGCTCCGGGATTTAATGGTCCGGGACGGCATACCCCGTTCCCTAACGGTGGTAGATGCCGACGGTGTCGGGTCGTTCTTGGAAAGCTACCTCACGGGGATAAAGGAGTTCCACGGCGGCGGCAGGCCGCACGATCCCCGGTACAAGAACCTCAAAAGCGAATGCGCCTTCCTGCTGGCGGACATGGTGAACAACCGGAAGATAAAAATCGTCTGCACACCGGAGCAGCGGGAACGCATCACGGAGGAGTTCGGGGTACTGAAACAAGCCCGCATCGACAATGACACGTCAAAGAAAGCGATTATAAGCAAGGAGGAGATGAAGTCGATATTGGGGCGTTCACCCGACTACCTCGACGCTTTCATCATGGCGATGTCTTTCCGCCTCGTGTCGGCAGGCAGCGTGCCGGAAACGAAGGTTTATTCGCTACATGATTTACAACGATAAAAACGAAACATATGAAAGGACAAAAAAGAAAGAGCGGTTCAGGCTATACGTTCAAGGAACTTGTACTATTGACACCGGCCGTTCATAAGGGGAAATTTGAAGAAAGTTTGAAGCATCTGGGGCGTCCTGCGACGTTGTGCGGCGTACCCGTCCCGCAAGACCTCGGCACGGCCACTTACGGCATGATAGCCGACCTCGGAAACCTCGACGAAGGAAATGAAGTGCAGGGCATTCTCGACATCTGCCGTATCGTCCTCGGTGTCGATTCGGAAAGCGTGTACAGGGAGAGTGCCGATGCCGTCCTCGGCTTCGTGAATTTCGTAACCGGGGAAATGGATAAGATCAACAAGCTCTTTGAATCGGTCAGTATCAAGCCCACGCCGGAGGAAGAACGGGCGGGCGTGCATGACCTTTCTTTCGGCACGTTCGGGGTTATGGACTGGTACGCCCGGAGAATGGGAATAAAAGACCACGACGAGGTAAGGAAGGTATATTGGCCGATTGTGTTCCGCTGCCTCCAAATGGACAATGAAACCGCACTTTACGAAAGGCGGCTGAACAAGATATATGCGGAAAATAAAAAGTGAAAAGAATATGACGGTACAGGAAAAAATCAAGTCGATAGCCTCCCGGATAGAGGGTACGGCCTATCTGTTTATGAACTGGGCGCAGACAAACGTCGCCCTCGACACGATCGATAAACCGACAATCGTCTATGTATTGCCGCCTTCGGGAACGTTGAATGTGAAATACGCCTCGGTAACGGATTCCCCGTTGACGCAGATCGCCTTTCTCGACAAGACGGATTTCGATTTCGATTCGACGGAGAACGATGAGGTCATCGAGCGCATGAAGGGTCTTTTCTACACGTTCCTTCGGGAGTACAACAAAGGGGAGTATTTCGAGCCGATAGAGGGCAACATACCCTACCAAGTCGTTTATGACAAGCTCGACGTGAATGTAACGGGTATCGTGGTAACGCTAACCCTTGTAGAACTGGAAGGTTCGGAGATATGCTGAAAGAGATACGCGGGCATATCAGGGATTGTCTCGAATCCGTGAAGGAAAGGATAAAACGGAACATCGAAGATAAGGGCCGGACGGCCTCGGGAGGTACGGCGTCCTCGTTGTCGGTCTCTTTCGGGAACTTGGGCGGCACGCTCTACGGCAGCAGTTCATTTCTTGCCATACAGAGAGGACGCAAAGGCGGGAAAGTTCCCCGGGGATTTGTCGGGATAATCCGCCAATGGATCATCGACAAGGGTATATCGGTTCGTCCCGTACCCGTAAAAAGGAAGTCGAAATACAGCGATGAGGAACGGGCACAGCTTTCGGCGGCAAGGGCTATTGCCTACACGATCATGAAGAACGGGACGAGCCTCTACCGGCGTGGCGGTTACGATGACATCTACGACACGGCCATAGAGGAGGAGACGGATAAGCTGCGCCCGAAATTGCTGGACGTATTTTGTATAACGATAAGGGACATTAATAAAAACATGAGAGAATATGAGAAACGGAACAATCGCAAATAACAGCGGGCAGGTGCTGGCACGGGTGGAATATCCGGCGCGGTATGCCTTTGCCTTCAATCCCCTTTTGATTACAGTCGGGGAAGAAACGACCGGATCGCTTCAAAAGGCGTATATAAGAGCCGTAAAGCGTTACGGCGGGTCAGATGACTATTATCGGGACGAAGCGGACTTCACGGACGGAGAAGCGGTCTTTGACATAAGCATGTTTTGCCGGGGTCTATTCGATCTCGGGAACATAGAGGACAATACGGAGCGGATCATTACGGTGCAGTTCGCCGTCGGTGTAACGGACAAGTCCGGAACCAACCACGAAATGCACAGCGGAGAAATTTCCGGGCAGTCGGTAATGAATGTCATTTGGGGTGCGATCGCCCCGACAGAGGAATACAACGGCCTCACCACGTTTCGCTGGTTTTCCCGTTTCCCGATGAAACTGGAATTTTTCGCACAGGCCGGCGCAAAGGTTTACAAGGAGATAGACGGCAAAGGGACACATACGCTTGTCTCAACGGTCTCGGACATGGGCATAGCCTCGATAGACCTTTCCGGGGCATTCGAGGGTGATACGGTGGTGAAGAAAGCCGCCCTTTCGGTCGGCGACTTCGTGAACGTGTTCGATGAGACCTTTGATTTTACGTTCGCCAACTATGAGAGCGAATGGGAAATCACGTTGAAGAAAGATGATAGCCCCTGCGGCGTGTTCCTGCGCTGGATAGACAAACACGGTTTCATGCGATATTTCCTCTTTTCCAAAGGCGACGAGAGTACGGAATCGGAGGACTACGGCGACCAGCTCGAACAAAAGTACAGCGCATTCGGGCGTTACTATCCGAATATCTACCGGCAGCAGGGCAAGAGCGTAACGAGGAAAATGAATATCGCCGCCTTGCATCTGACCCGTGAGGAATACGGATATGTCCGTTCGGTGGCATTCTCTCCGGTAGTGGATATGTACGTGGGCGATGATGAGGGAACGGCCTCATGGCTTCCCGTACTGGTATCGTCCGGGGACACGGGCCGGGAACAAAAGAACTTGGAGGATATGGAAATAGAACTCTACTACAACGAAGCAACACAAAGATATTAACCATAAAACGACAAAAATATGGCAACAGAAAAGACGACCGCGATATTGGAAATAGAAGTCGATGCGGGCGAAGCAATCAAAACGATAGAGCGTTATAAGTCCCAAATACAGGTTTTGAAGAAAGAGCAGCAGAACTTACGGGAGGAATTGAAAAAAGGAAAAATATCACAGGAAGAATATACCAAAGCGAACACGGAAGCCGAAGTCGCCATAAAAACAACTCAAGAAGCGATGAGGCTTACCGGCCGCGAATTGAAAAACCTGATTACCTTACATGGGGAAGAAAAAGATTCTTTACTTTCCTTACGTGCCGAATTATCGAAAGTAACCCTCGCCTATGACCGACTGTCTGAATCCGACCGGAATGCGGCAAAGGGGAAAGAAATGTTGGAATATATCAAGAAACTGCAAGACCAGATCCGCCCGCTCGAAGAATCTACGGGACGGTTTCAAAGAAGTGTCGGCAATTACCAGCAGTCGATAGTAAACGCCGTCGCCTCGATGAATCCGCTGGCTGCCCGGCTGGTAAGCATCGTGGATTTGTCGGACGAGACGGCGGGAGGCTTCACCAAGATAAAAACAAGTGCGCAGGCATTCGGCAAAACCTTATTGAGTTTGGTTAAAAACCCGGCTTTCCTTGCCATATTCGGCATAGCGGCTGCCGGTAGTGCGTTCAAGTTCTGGTATGACTACAACAAAGGATTGATCGAGGCAACCCGTTTGACGAAACAGTTTACCGACTTATCGGGTGAGGAACTGGTGTACTACCGTAGCGAGGTGCAGGCCGTTTCCGACACCTTCAACAAGGATTTTGTAGAGGTATTGCGTGGTGCGAATGCGTTGCAAAAGCAATTCGGCATCACCTCGCAGGAAGCCCTCGAATTGGTGAAAGAGGGTTTTGCCAACGGGGCGGACGTGAACGAACAATTTTTGAAAAATATCAAGGAGTATTCGACGTTTTTCAAAGAAGCGGGTTTGTCGGCGGAGGAATTTATCGCCATTAACGTACAGACGGAAAAGCAGGGCATTTTCTCGGACAAAGGCATCGACGCGATCAAGGAGGCGAATATCCGCCTACGGGAAATGACGACCGCCACGTCTACGGCATTGGAGGGTATCGGCATATCCTCGAAACGGGTACAGGAAGAATTACAGAACGGCAGCAAGACGACATTCGACATCATGCAGGAAGTCTCGGCCAAGTTGAACGAACTGCCCGATTCGGCCTCGACTGTCGGAGCGGCATTGGCCGACATCTTCGGCGGCCCGGGAGAAGATGCGGGACTGGCCTATATCCGCACCCTTTCGCAAATAGATACGGATCTCGACACCATATCGGGAAAGACGGGAGAAGTGGCCGAATTAAACCGAATGCTTGTCGATTCGCAAACGAACCTAAATACGCAAGTGGCCTTATTGTTTGAGGCCGGTAGCGGCTTCGACCGTTTCATAACGAAAATAAAAAGCGGTTGGAATAACTTCTTGGCGGACTTCCTATCCGGTGTCAGAATGATATTTGAAAGCACCGACGACAAGAACATGCGCAAAATAACGGAGGCCATAAACAAAGGTCGTAACGAAGCGGTGGAGGATTTGGAGTTACTCAATCAAGAAGTATCCCGGCTTACCGCAGCGGGGATCGAATCGGGACTGACAGCCTCGGAAGCCCAACTTCGTGCTATCGATATGAGGAAAAAAGAGATTCAGGCCGATCTGTCCAAATACGAAAAAGAGGTCTCGGAGCGTAACGCCAACATAGAAAGAATGGAAAAAGAGATCGAAAATTCGGGAACCGGAAGGAAAGAAGCCTTAAAGAGGGCAAATTTGGCGGAGGAGATAGAAAAAGAGAATGAAAGGTTGAGACTTGCCATGCAGTTACGCAGCAAGTATGAAACGATGCTCGGTCAGGTAAACGACATGGAATATAAAGCCGGTACAGGCACAAGCACATCGACAAACAAGAGTACGGCACAAATCGATGCCGAGGCCGAAGAAATAGAAAAGGCCGAAGCCGCAATGTTGAAGGTGTTGGAGGAGACATCGGCGGAATACAAAGCCATTCTGGATAAACGCTACAAGCGGGATAAGAAGGCCATTGAGGATAAAATCGCCTTATATGAGGAAGATAAAAAGTTGACCCCGAAAATGCAAAAGGCGTTGAACGATCAACTGGAAGCCCTTAAAAAAGAACATGCCCGTGATATAGCCGCGATTAGTAAAAAGGCGACCGACGACCAAATCGCCGAGCAGGAGCGGTTAATCAACCTGAAACTGGAAGCGGCGGAGAAAGGCAGTGAAAAGGAACATACTTTGCGGCTTCAACAGCTCGAACAACAGAAGCAGCAGGAGATAGCAGCCGCGAAAGGAAATGAGGAAGAAATCGCCCTTATCAAAGAAAAGTATCGTATAAAGGAATCCGAAGAAGATAAACGGTTCAAAGACAACCAAGCCAAGCAGCAAGCCGATGTCTATAAAAAGGAATTGAACGAGCGCAACCTCGAGTGGCAAAATAAAATAGACGCAGCCAAGATGAACGGCGAGAATTATTTGCAACTTATGGTAGAGCAGTCCCAACAAGATTTGGAACGCATAAGGGAGGCCGGACAGAAGGAATGTGAAACGAAAGAGGAATACAACGCCCGACTGTTGGCCGCACAACAGAAATACAATGATTCTGTGAAAGCCAAGAATGATGCCGAAGTACAGATGCAATTAGCCAAAACACAAGCTATCGGGCAAATAATCGGATCGTTCTCGGATTTGTTCGGTGCATTTGGTGAAGAAAATATTGAGATGTTGAAATTGTCGAAAGCCCTTGCCATTGCAGAGGTCGCCATAAATCAAGGTATCGCTATATCCGAAGCTGTAAAAAATGCAACATCAGACCCTAAAAATGCTCTTGCTCCGTGGCTTATTCCCGTAAAAATTGCCGCAGCTGTGGCCGCAGTTACTACAACCATAGTAACTGCCGTGAAGTCAATAAACGATGCAGAGAAACAAATCGCCGAAGCGGAAGCGCAAAAATCAAGCGGAAAAACGGGTACAGTAACCGTGAAAGGCTACTCGACGGGAGGTCTTGTCAAAGGTGAAGGTACGGGTACAAGCGATTCCATTCCGGCGAGACTTTCGGCCGGCGAGTTCGTTATCCCGGCCAAGACGTACAAGATGTTTTCGCCGGTCATAAACAGCATTTATAGGACAGGTCAGAATTGGAATGCCGCAAACAGAGTATATTCCCCGGCCTCATCAAATTACGGGAATACGATTTCCGAAGATATGCTCTCTCGGGTAGTATCTAATGCGGTTATTTCGGGTATTAAAAACTTGGATATTCATTCTGCTGTTTCTGTTGTAGACATAAACAAAGGGCAGAGAAATGTCGATGTTAAAGAATTAAGAGCAGAAAACATGATAAAAAAATAAGGATATGAAAGAAGAATTGTTTATAAAGAGTACTTCCGGGAAATGGGAAAAAGCGGACTTGTCTGCACAAAGTAATATAGTATTGGCCTATAAGAACAATTTGCTGGGGACTATTGGTAAAATACAATCCTCATACAGTTATACCGTATCTTTACCAAAGACAAGCAAAAACATGCGGATTTTCCAGCTCTGCACCCTTCCTTCGGTAGTGGTGGTAAATGGGACGAAAATCATCGGAGAGCCGTTTCAAGTCCGTTACCGTAAGGAGGGTATCGACATACTGGGTGATGCCGTCGGGTTTCTCGACGGGGTAACCAAAGAGGCTTTTGAAATAGGTTTATGTTTCGGCTTTCTCGGGGCTTTCAGTGATTGGATAGAGGAAGAAAAAACATTGAACGATTTATCTGCATATTCCGGCCAGCTTGCAATCACAACCACATACGACAATAATCTGACCGATTATCCTGCATCTGAAAATATCGACGATTTACCGGCCATATTCAAACCTTACTATGACATAGGGTTTGATCCCTCTACTGCAAAACCGGAGATTGCCCGTTTGCCGGCAGTGAGAGTTCCCTATCTTATCGAGCAAATAGAGGAAACAGCAAATTGCAAATTCTCTTTTCCGCAAAACATTGCAGAAAGGCTGAAATATCTTGCTATTCCTCTGGCCTCGAAAAAGGCATTTTACGACAATTCCGAACCGCGTGTATTTTATAACGCCCAAATAGTGAATAGCACTGTCCCTAAAATTGTAAGCTGGAAAGATAGACATCCGAACGAAATTGTTATGGATGAAGAAGAATTTGTAAAAGAGCTTATTGATGAAAAGTTCGGGCCATTTGCAGGGATTAGTTTCGATATGTTTGACCCTAACGGGATAGAAGGGGTTTTTTCAACAGGTCTTGCAGGGCTGCGAGCATCTTCCATTGCAGGGGAGGGTGGTTCAAACAACATGCTTACGGTTGCGGTTATTGTACCTTCAAAAAAAATCTCATTGAATAATATGTCTTTATACGGAAAATTCATGGTGAAAATGGGAAAAGACAGTTATTCGGCTCCGGGCAGTATAGTCTTTTATAAAATGGCTCAATTAGGAAATGATTCTCAATTCGATATTGTCGAAGCTATTCACACATGGAATTATGAATATTCAAGAGATGAGGAGCTGGTAACTGTTTCATTGCCTCCCGATACTGTATTAAAAAAAATAGAACTTGAACCGGGATTCGTATATGGTTTTGTCTTGAATTTTTGTGCTTTTTCTATCAGTGGAACTAATGCAGGAGCCGATAAATTGGAAGCTGCGGAGTATTCCGGATCTGAAAGTGCACGTATGAAATTTTCCTTTCAGACAGAGAGTGGATTTTCCACGAACGATGTTGTATTTGGAAAAGATTTACAAATGAAAGGGAACATGCCGGATATTTCGCAAGTGGATTTTATTCAATCCTTGTGTTACATGTTCGGAATGTTCCCTATTATTAATCCGATCCCCAAGAAAGACGATGAGACAGGGAAAAGAACCGTCGAATTTGTATCGATCGATACTTTATTCAAAAATAAGGTGTCAAGGTATGTTTACGGAAAAAAGTTCAATGACTGGACGGATCGCCTCATTACCGACCCGAACGACATAGAAATATCCTTCTCGAAAGACGGGTATTATCAACGTAATTATTTACGTTATACGGAAGACGACACGGTAACGGGAGACTATGACGGATATTTCGATATTCCCGATAAATCGCTGGATAAAGAAGGCGATTTAACAGAACTTCCTTTTGCTGCCTCTGACGGAGATAAAATAATGATGTTCAGCGAAGAAAAAGACGATGACGGAAATACTACATATTCTTTTGAAGGCTTTGAACCCCGTATAATGAGTGTTATTAAACGGGACGACGGAAAATGCGGATTAACTTTTGACGGCTTGGACTTCAAAGCCCTTTTGTCGAAGTATTACAGCCGTTATATAGAGTTGGTGCAAGATATGTACTTGATTACCGTAACCGTCGAATTAAATGCTTTGGACTTGAAAAATATCGATTATACATATCCCGTCTATTTCAAGCAATTCGGACGGTATTTCGGGATAGTCGATATACAAGCTAATTCAGTTGATGATAATTGCGAGGTAACGTTAATGAGGCTTTCGGCGGGATAGTTCTTGATTCAGCATTTTAATGCGTTCCGATATGGGGCGCATTAATTTTTTTTGATATAAAATTTGTTTTACAAGAATATTGATATATTTTTGTGAAGATTAAAATTTTACTTATGAAAAAACATATACTTTTTTTATTCCTCATTGTTATTCCCAATATTATTATATCTCAAACAATCGGGAAAACTAATAGTGTAAAAGGGAATACGTATTACACGAAAAAATATGACCAGTCGAATGGAATCTATGATTATGTAAAAGAAAAATACATTTCTGCTTTTGAATATAAAAGAAGATATGGGGAAGTTTTCTATAAAGATGTAGTAAAATTATCGAAGGCTATGTCATACGCATCAAAAGAGACAAAAGAAAATTTTCAAAAAGCATTAAAACTTCGACAGATTTCCCGTGAAAAAAATAGAGAAGTTTATGATAAATTGAGGCAAAAAAATTTAAGGTATAAAACGTGGGGATCTGTATTATTATCTTTTTCTATGGCAACAGAAATAATAGTTCCTGTTTATCTGTATACGTTGAAATCAGGTGATCCCTTTACTGACGAAAAAAAGGAAGTTCCTAAGGTAAAAGCATTGACAATAACAAGTTGTGTCGCTGGGGCAGGTATCATAACAGGAGTATGTTTAATTGCCCGTTACAGAAGCCATAAAAAACAATATGACCCGGGATTTTGCCTTGCCAATGAATTGTATTTACAAGATTGTGGACTTGGTATTTCCCTGACAAAGAAATTTTAATTTATAACACACCCCGAGAGTTAAACAAAGGCTTTCGGGGATTTTTTATGCCATAAATAAAGCCCTTGATTTTGATTCGTTTGATACTACCTACCTGTTTTTGTCTTTATATAAAATAAACGGGAATAAATTTGGAAAATAGATAATTGTTCCTATCTTTGTGTCGTACTATTGGCTAACAAAGTGTATGTGCTTGCTTGATTGTGAAATCACGTGAGCACTTTTTTGTTTTTAAACGAGGGTAAAAAGAAGTTATGAATGTGTATGAGGCAATGAGCAGCATAAGGCCGATGCTTGAGAAGTTGCAAAAATCAGGAGTCGACCTGTCGAATATAAAGAACATCGACATGTACGAAGAATACAGGGAGATGAGCAAGGACGGCGAGAAGAAGATGTATATCGTATCGTTTCTTGCGGAGAAATACAAGATGAGCGAGAAGTCTGTATCTCGTGCCATAAGAAGATTTTCCATGATATTATAAAAGGCTTTGAATTGTTATAGGTTTCAGGCGTGTCTGTGCGTGAGCATGGGCACGTTTTTTTTATATCGATGAATGGACATTCAAGTGTCCCCCCTTTTTTCAGCGATTTTTTCCCGACCTCATTTCGTCTGCCTACCTTTGAGAAAACGCACGAAACATGGCACGACTGAAAATATACGGAGACATTGTAGACAGCGAGGAAAATTCCTTCATGCAAATGTGGGGTATCGACAACGGCGTTACCTTCCAAACCATCGATGATTTTCTTTCCTCCATTTCCGAAGACGACAAGACAATCGACATACATATACACTGCCGGGGCGGAAACGTCATTGAGGGCTGGGCGATATACGATGCCCTCCGGCACTCGGGCAAGGAGATTTCGGCCACCATAGACGGAGAATGTTCGTCTATGGCGACGATCGTTCTTTTATCTGCTCCCAAAGAACGGCGGAAAGCCTACACGAACGCCCATTTCTGCATTCATAACCCGTCGGCAACGACGTACAATCTCGATTGGTCGGAATCCCTCACTGCCGACAACATCGAGAAAGGAGCAGCCCGGCTTACAAAGCAGGCGGAGCAGTTACGTGCGGAGCAGGATAGGATTCTCGACCTTTATGTGGAACGCACCGGGACGGACCGGGAAACCTTACAGGCGGTAATGGACAAAGATGTCATCTACGGCATGGACAAAGCCATTGAACTTGGCTTCATCTCGGAGGTTCTACCTCCTATCACGGCGAAGAGGCAAACACCCAAAACACAAAACAATATGCACAACGACAAAGAAGAAGTACAGGTAAAGCGGGGCATTCTCGACAGAATCCTTGCGAAAGCGGGCTTCAAAGCCCTCGAAGATGTAAAAATCGTGGACATGGTAGTAACGGCAGCCGACGGTTCCGAACTGACGATCGAACGGGAGAGCGGCGATCCGCAGGTAGGTGATTCGGCCAGTCCCGACGGAAGTTTCGTCATGGAGGACGGCACGACCATTGTCGTGGCCGACGGAGTGATTACGGAAATCATACCCCCGGTAGAGGCGAAAACAGACGCAGAATTTGCCGCATTGGAGGCAGAGATCGAAACGCTGAAAGCGGAAAACGATCAACTGAAAGCCGATAAAGCCGATTTGGAAGAACGTATTTCGGAATTGGAAAGCCAACTCGGGGAAAGCGAAGCCAAAGCCAAGAACGAGGAAGAATCGGCCATTCTTGCCAAAGTAAAGAATGCGGGAGGTCAGGCATGGCTGGATAAGGTACTGGCCATGAAATCAACCTTCCACGCGAAGAACACCCGGACGCAGTTACGGACTGTCGAAACGGAAGAAGAAAGCCCGATACGGAAAGCAAAACGGGCATTGGAAGAAAAAATCGAAAACAGAAAAAAACAATAAAAACAGGAGGAATAGAATATGAGCCAATTTGCAGGATTCACCGTAGATAACGGTGCGATAAAAGATTTGCGCGAGCTGCTTTTTGCGACGCTGTACAAAGATCCGGACCTGAATATTACCGCAACGCCGGTAACAGGGGTTATCAACGGTCAAAAACTGGGTTACATCGACCGTATGGGTGATGTCGGGTTGAACAAGTGCGGTTGTAACCCGACATATAGCAACGTCGATATAACCGGAAGCGAGAAAGAATGGGAGCTGGGCTGCTGGCAAATCGCCAAGCACATTTGTTACACGGAGTTGGAGAACACCATCGCCAAAAATTCACTGAACAAAGGCACGGACATCGCCAATCTCATAGGCACTCCTTACATGGAGTTCTTGACCCCCCTTTTACAGAAAGCCATAACCGATATGTTTTGGCGTATTGTTTGGTTTGGCGACAAAGAGGCCAAGAATGTGGTCGAGGAAGACGGCGGTAATATTACTACCGGTATAGATATAAACCTTTTTAATATGACCGACGGTTTGTTCAAACGCCTTTTCGGAATCATCGCCGACAATTCCGGCCAAAAGACGGCCATTGCTGCCAACGCAGAAAGTACGACGGCATCTCAGATGTCGAAGATTCGGGAAAAAGGGGTAGCTATGGGCATCATAGATAACCTTCTCGCCGATGCCGACGGTCGCATCTTTGACAAGCCCGATGCTTGCATTATGATGACAAACAGCCTGTTTAAAGCCCTTGTCGCCGATGTCCGCAATACGTTTATCGGCACGACCCTGACCTATCAACAACTGGCAGAAGGGGTCGTTATCTCCCAATACGACGGTCGTAAAATAATAGCATTGGATATTTGGGATCGCATGATCAAGCGTTTCGAGAACAACGGCACGAAGCTGAACAACCCGCACCGGGCTGTATTATGCTCTCCCTCGAACCTTTTCTATGGGACGGACGATACCGATATGATTGCAGATTTAAGCGTTACCTTCAATGAAGAAACACGCTACAACAACATTTTCGCGCAATCGAAAATCGGTACATTGATCGGAGAGGATGCCCTCGTACAAGTAGCCATATAATCAATTAAAAACAACTAAATAAAGAAAGGAAAAAGTGTTATGGACAAATGTGATTTCAGTATTTTAAAAGACATTATGTATAACTGTGCCAAACCCGTATCGAAGGGTTTGCGCAATACCGGGTACATCTACAACTACGACGACATCGACTGGGACACGGTAACCTACGATGAAACGACACCGAACATCATTACCGCCCTTCCGATGAAAGAGGGCAAGAAAGGTTACAAGATCGCCATACCGGGCAAGACCCCGTTCACCGGCACGACCACCTCGATGACCGAAGGGACATACCGGAACAACTTCACCAAATCTGTCGCCGTAGTGATCCTCGATGCCGGTCCCGATGTCTCCCACAACATCATCGACCCTATGGCGAACGGGAAATTCCTTGTTGTACTGGAAAACCAGTATCAAGGCACGGACAAGAAGAACACGTTCCAAGTCTTCGGCGTGGAGCAGGGCTTGTCAGCCTCGGCGATCGAATCGGACAAATATTCGGACGATACGCAGGGGGGCACGTCTGTAACCTTGCAGGAGACCGACGCACCCACCTTCGCCTATTACCTTTTCGAGACGGACATCGCCGCCACTCGCGAGATGTTGGAATCGACGCTGACCGTATCGCCCGGGGAGTAAGCCATGATGAGCTACGAAGAAGCGGTACAAGTCTTGGAGGAAATGGGAAGCCGGTACCATACCGGTTTCTCCTCCCGGGACAAGGCGGTCATCGAAAGGCTGTATGAAACGGTCCTGTCGATGAAGTTCCGCAAAACCTCGTGCGCCGATTGCTATCGGGACGCATATATAGAAGTGTATAACTATCTCAAAAAAACAGGCAAAATGGAAGAAAGAAAATACAAGCTCCGCCGCGGCGTGCTGTTACGACCGGAGTTCGGCTCTTCGGAGTTTTATTCGGCCAAGAGCATCACCGATGAAAAGGCGGAAGAACTGTTGCGTAAGAACCCGACCCTTATCGAATCCTTCGAATCGTACCCCTCTGACTGGAAGGAGCGCATCGACAAGAAAGTACGGGACGATGACCGCATCGAGTTGAACGAGACGGGCAAACGGCTGTACATCGGCGATACCCTTCCGTTGTCCACGACCTCTTACCACGCCGTAGTGGAGCAATGGACGAGCAGCAACGCGAAAGTGGCGACGGTCGACGACAAAGGAGTCGTAACGGCGTTGTCGGGGGGCCGGAGCACGATCACGGCCACGACGACGGAGGGCAAGACGGGGCAGTGCGCCGTAACGGTCGTTTCCCGGAATAAAAAGTAGGAGGCGCAGGCGATGAACATCTCGAACGTGGTGAGACCGTGTAAGCGCATCGAACGCTTCTATTCGAGCACGCTGGGCATTCAGACCTACGACAAGGACAACCTTTACCCTCAAAGAATGCTTGCGCTGTTGAAAAACAGCCCTACGGGCGGGACGTGTTGCAGCCGTTATGAGAACTTCATCTTCGGCGACGGATTCCGGGACAGAAATTTGTCGGAACTTGTCGTTAACCGTTACGGGGACACGGCGAACGACATCTTGCAGCTTGCGGTCCGGGACTTGTCGCAGTTCGGCGGAGTTTCCCTGCACCTGAACTACGACCTTTCGGGCCGTGTTGTGGAGGTGCAGCATGTGCCGTTCGAGAGTTGCCGGCTGTATGAGGAGGACGACGCGGGGTATGTCCCCTACATCTGCACTCACCCCGACTGGTCGGGCACAAAGACCCGACGGGGCAAGAAGCTGAAAGTAAGCCGGGAGACGGTCGATTACCTCTACCCGTTCAATCCTCAGAAAGAAGTGCTGTTGTCCCAAATGGAGAAGGACGGCGGCGTGGAGAGTTACCGGGGTCAGATCCTTTGGTATTCGACGGCAGGCAGGAACACCTACCCCGAACCCGTCTATGACAAGGTGGTAACGAACCTCTCCACCGACGAGGGTCTCGACAACGTGAAATACCGGAATGTTCGTAACAACTTCCTTCCGGCGGGAATGCTTATCCGGAAGAAAGGGCTTTCTGGCGCGATCGACAAGGACGGCCGTCCGGTGGGCGGCACGACGCAGGACGAGATAAGGAGCCGGGAGTTCGACGAAAACCTGTTGACTTTTCAAGGGGACACGAACGCGCTTGCCATTATGGACGTAACGGTCAACGCGGACGAAGATGCCCCGCAGTGGGTGAGCATAAAAAGCCAGAACTTCGACAAGGATTTCACGGTAACCGAATCGAGCGTAACCGAACGCATCTATTCGGCATTCGGACAGGAACCGTGGTACGCCATACGAGTGGGGAAACTCGGATTCAGCGGCCAGTTGGTGGCCGAGGCTTACGAATATTACAACTCTTACGTCTCGAAAGAGCGTCAGGCGTTGGAACGCATCTTCTCGAAGGTTTTCGGCCTTTGGAAAGAGGGCTTGCCGGGAGACTTCACGATAAGTCCCAAAAGCTACGTCCATAACGCCGAACAAACAGGAACACCAAACGCAACGGAACGATGAAAACGATTTTGACCCCTCAGGCATTCAAGAAGATGCCCGGCATACGCAAGCCGGGCACTCACGTATCGGAAGATAATTTACAGGCTTACATCTCCGAAGTGGAAATGCTGTATATAAAGCCCCTTGTAGGAGACGAGTTTTATATCAGCCTCGCAACGGACACGGAAGGGAAGTACGCCGGGTTGTTGGAGGGTTGCGAATACACCGACCGCCGAGGCAACCGCCGTTTCTGCCCGGGCTTGAAGACGGCCATTGCCTATTACGCCTATTCGCAGTATGTCATGGCGGGCGATGCCGAGAGTACCCGTTACGGCTTCCGGGTGAAAGAGGAGGAATATTCCTCGCGTCTTTCGTCGAAAGAGCGTTCGGAACTGTATAACAACACCCTCCAAGCGGCTTCCGGTTATCTGTCGGAATGCCGGACGTACATGTGTGAGGCCCTTGATTTGCACTTTGAGGGCAGCCCGAAAATAACGGGAAGTTTCACGATAAGAAAAATAGGCTAAGGCATGAAACAAAGCGACATAGACAAACTTTTGCCGATCTGTACGGAGATAAAGACCGCAACCCGAGAAGGGGAAAACACGGCTGGGAAAGTGGGCGGCGTGCTTGAAAAGCTGGCCGGTGCGGTAACGCCAGACGAAACGCTGTCGGGTCTTGCGAAAAAAGACCTCTCGAACGTTTCGGAGACTGTTTTACGGGACAAGACGGGTGTATATGCGGCGGAAAGGATCATGTACCATATTTATGCGGACCATTCGGTCAGCATCTCCGAGAAGAAAGAGGACTTGCCGGGCGTTTTGTCGGCGGCAGCCGAAGATCATGAATTGACGTTGTATTTCGCCACGTTGAATGACAGCATCGGGTCGTCTTTTTCTCCGGCGTATGTAAAGATCCTTTACGGCCGCAAGATCAATTACACGGCGATGTTCGTGGGGTCGGACAATTACGTCCACAAGGTCGTCATCGACGAGGACGGGAATCTGACGAAACAGTACGCTTATTCTTTCGATGACTTCGCCACGAAAGAGGACATCGAAAAAATAAAGCTGGGCGATCTGACCTCGCAGGGCTATCTGCCTACCCGTATCGTTGACATGGGAGAATATTCGTCGTCGGAGGGCTTCGACTTTACCGACCCTCTTTTATCGGAACTGGCCGCAGCGATCAATGCGGTTTCGGAGGGGAAAGCCACGCTGTTGTTGAAGGGGTCGACACCGTATGGTGATCATCTGTTTTTCACGGGTGTCTCTGTGCGGATAGATGCCGGGATCGATTACAGGCTGACTTTTTTAATGTCTAACGGCCGTTCTTATTGGATCTCGTTCGAGGCGGGTTACCCGGATAGTGTACAGCAAGGATTTACAGAAGGCGGCGGTAGCGGCACGATCACATCGTCGAAATTCTCCGACACGGAGTACACGGAAATAACAAATAACCATTAAACACAAATAAAACAGATTATTATGGCAAAGATTAAGAAGTTAAAGGAAAACGGGAGTACGATTTATCCGGCAACGATACCGGAGGGAGTTGTTGATACAAACGGTTTTACGCTGGCTGAACTCTTGGACGAGTTGCTGGAAGTGCTGGCCGGGGGAAGCAGGGGTAACATGGAGCTTGCTTTCAGCGACCTGCGGGCGGCTATCGGCAGTGAGGACGGCAATGACTTGTCGCGGTTTGTGGCGAAGGTGAACGCTTTCCTCGAAGATGCGGACGCTTCGGACGCGACGATCAACCGCTGGAAGGAGATCGAATCGTTCCTTGCGGGCATTACCGACACGGAGACGCTTACCGGGTTGCTGGCCGAGAACCTGCAATCGGCGAAAAGTTATGCGGACACGAAGGTGTCGAGCGGTACGGCAAACATGGTAACGATGTCGGCGAATGCCGGGGCTGCGGACCGTGTGCTGACCTCTGGTGGAAGCAATAAAACGGCTAAGGATTCGGGGGTGGCCATCGGAGACTTGGCGAAAAAAGACCTCTCGAATGTGGAATTGGCAACACTTATCGATAAAGGGGTAGGCATGTTGTCTGTACACGAGTACACTTTGAGCGGCGATTCTATTAGTAACCTCTCCTCTTTTATGGGAGGCATTTCGGCCGATGAACAAGTGTATCTCGCAAAAGATTCCGGAGGGAACGGTTTATCTCCCATTATTGTTGTCGAAGACCCGTCCACTGGGTCGGTTGCTTGTATGTTCGTCGCATCGAACAGGCGTCTCTACTACGTTTATGCGGACGATGATACGGGTTCTTATGTGTCCAAGAGTACCTTTATCGGAGATGCGGCCAGCACGGCAGTTGACGGTTTGATGTCGGCAGCCGACAAGGCAAAGCTGGACGGTATCGCGGCGGGGGCGAATAAATACACACTGCCCGCTGCGACGGCTTCGGCCCTCGGCGGCGTGAAGTCGGGAGAAGATGTAGAGGTGGATAGTAGCGGTATTATAACTGTGCATTTTGCAGAAAAAGCGAGTGAAGCCGATTGCGATGAGAACGGGGACAAAATAGTAGATACATACGCCCGTTTCGATGAGTTACCTGTTGTGGCAACGGCGTCGAAAGCCGGACTCGTGAAGAGTGGCGGCAATATTACCGTAGCATCGGACGGCACGGTTACGGTGAACAAAGCAAAGGAAGCCGCCACAGCCTCTGTTGCTACCAATGCTCTACATGCTACTTCGGCAGATTCCTCCGATA